ATTCCGCTATCAAATATGGTGATATGTGTATGGTGAGAAGCGCGCTTGGATATTATCCATCTACTGTGAGAGATGCTTTTGCCAATATTGGGGACATGCACAAAATCATTGAAGAGACCATCAAGACTGAACATGTTCAAAAGATTGAGTTGATTTACAACACTTTCTGTCACAAATACCGAGACTGGTCTCCGTGTGATTTTGAAGATGCTATCGCTACTGGTAACATGAATACGCTCAGGTATGTTGTTGAAGCGTGGAGGGAATCCCCGGGTGGTTTTAGTGGTGCGGGAGTCCAAGTGAAATTGGCTACTATCAAACACAACCGCCTCGATATGTTGCAATACTTGGATAGATTTATCTCTGGATACCCAGATGACATGTTGCGCCAAATGCGAACCATGCGAGGCAAGAGCAGCCCTGCCCGAAGAGACATGATTAACTATGTGGCTGCGGAACGACACAGCCGGTTGCGCGAACAAAATATTGAAAGAGCCGCTCGTATCGCCGCGGCTCAGGCTCCGGCTCCGGCTCCGGCTCCGGCTCCGGTTGCCGAGCGCATTACCAACCTTCACAAGGCTCTCGCCATCATCGAAGAATGTGATATTCAAGAGGGAAAGTACCTGGAACTGTGCAACCTTTTGATGGATGTTCACAGACGCGGTGTGAGGGCTTGAATAAAATATGGGTGATTAGTATACAATGGAAATGCCACAAGAAGAAAAGAAAGGGCCACCGATTGCGATCATCGTGGGAACGGTGATAACGTGTATAGTGTTTACGACTATCCTTGTTTATGCGGCAAGAGATAAAAACTCTATTGATTAATCTCCATATATAAAATAATCCTATCCTCATCTGACAGATTTTCGGCCCAGTGAGGCTGTCTCCCGTCTAGAATAATATGTTTCCCATTTTCTTCTATGACGTCCCCACTTTTTGAGTGGTGTAGAATACAGTACCCATATGGTACAATTAGCCCCAAATGATATGTAAATTTATAGTTAGGTCCTACATTATCCGTGTGTGATTCGAGTTTCACACCACCCTTCATGAGACTGAATGCCGCAACTTGAATATTACCGATATCTGATAATATCTTATACGTTTCGGGACATCGCATACAATTTCCAACGACGGGCTTTCCATCCCATATGAGTGGCCAACTAATCCATCCATCTGGATTTTGCCAACCCTTCAACCACCCATATTGTCCATCTGAATATAGATTGGCAATTATTTTTAAGTGTTCCGAACCCACCCATTCTCCTTCTTTACGAGGCGCCTCTATTATGAATGTATCAGGGAGTGAAGCGACTTCACGCTGTAATACTTTGTAGTGGTCTTTCAGCTCTTTAAGGAGCATCTTATAACACACTAGACCTATTTTTTTATGTGGCTATAGTAAATGTCATCTAACAACAATTACAATTACATGAGTAAAATCATTAAGCACATGAATGACAGAATTAATGAAATATGGAATTGGAATCAGTTTACTACCACGAAGAAGAATAATGTTAAACCGTCACCGTCACCACGCACACGTGCCGAAAGCATCGCACGTTGGAAAGAAAAGCGTAAAAGACCCAGTGC